CCCAGCTGAACGCTGAGGTCCTTCATCACAGTCTGGTAGATCTTTTCCCTGTCTGTGAGACGGCTCTGTATCTGCTGGATGATGTCCTGCGCTATTGGGCTGGGACTCCCCGGTGCTGGTGCTGGTGATGCCATCCTAAGTGGGCCCTTTCTTCCTAGATCTACCTAGGTCAAATGGCACTATCTGTTGAACGCTCGCGCTATGGTGGCGGCGCGATCAATGGACGCGGCAGCCTCATTGGCGCTGCGAGCGTGCGTCGTGCTGCGCTCCTCATTCTCGCGAATGAAGCGATTGATGAACCACTCCCTGTACATGATGGGCATCTCGCGGGCCTCGGTGTACGTCATGCCGAGCCTGCGGACGAGGAAGTAGTGCTGCTCGAGGATGGCCTCTCTGTCGCTAGGCGTCAGGCCAAAGAAACGTGGCACCAACGGGCATGTCGACACGGCTCGCCTCCCCACACGATGCGCAAGTCATGTCGTTCGTCATGTCGATGTTGGGCTCATTGTCCTTGATGAACTTGCGAAGAGTCCTTGAGTCCTGGGCGGGCATGTTCTTGATGAACATGCCGATCTTCGTCCTGTCTGTGACGTCGCCAATAGAGAGAATGGACTTCTCAAGGAAGAGCGTCACAGTGGCGTCAGGCGCGTCGGGCATCAGCGAGCGCATCTTTTCGGTCTGCGCGCTGATGTCGGACTGATCGTGGCCAGTCAGAAACTTGAATGTGACGCGCTTCTTGGTGACTGGCAGGTCGTACGAGAAGACGTTCTCACGCGCCCTTATGGGCTCAATGGAGAGACGCTTGATCCCGAGGTTTCCCAGGTCAAACGTCTGTGGCCCGGTCCTTCCGCACGATGGGCAGGTCGCCTCCACGCGGTAGTCGCTCCCGTACCCAGTTATGCGAACAGCGACCATGAGGGCGTTCCTGTCGCCTGAGATCAGGTCGTTGGGGTCCACGCCCTTGTCCACGATGCAGGACTTGATGAGCTCGTTGACGACCGTGCCCTTCTTGATGTAGGCGCGCGACGTGAGAATGTCCTCCTCGCGCGCGGTCATCGCACGAATGTCGACTGTCTCCTTGCCGCAGAAGGCGGAGCTCGGCGGGTAGATCACTCCCCTGCTGGGCAGTGGAACTGTCTCCACAGGCACCTCCCACCCGAAGTCCTCGCGCATGACGTCGCGCTTTGGCATGGATGGATGTGGCGCCTGTCCCGTGAAAATGTCGTTGCTGTCGCGGCTCATAAGGGCATTGTATGCAGTGATCCAGCCCGTAAATTGAGTCCAGGCATCAAACGCTTCTCAGCGGGAGAAAACTGCCTGCCTGAGAAGTTCGACCTCGTCCTCAAGCGCGAGCATCGCGTTCTTCGCTTCGAGTCCCTCGTCGCGGAAGAGGTTCTCGTTGTCATCGATTTTTTCGCTGAGGTCCGCAATTCCCCTGTCTAGGCGGCCCAGCATCTCATCAATCTCATCCTCGTCCGCAATATCGGGATTGTTGTCAGGCTGTGTCTGGTCCTTGGCACCTGATGCAGCGTCTGTGATGTCGTCGATGTTCTCGCCGCCTCTAGCTGCTACATCCACCTGGGGTGGATCAGCGTCTAGATCATCAAGAGACTCACGCAAACCGGTCACGCCTGCAGATCTTGCGCCGATGTTGATGAGCTCAGGAAAGTCGCCCTCATCATCGCCCTCCTCTGGTATGTCAAGTGACAGCTGCGACAAGATTGCGTCCTGCACACCATCCAGGGCGGTTAGAGCGGCTTCAACATTGCGCGACAGGTCAATATCGAAGTCACCAAACGCGCGAAGCGCACTGCGCACATCAGTGACTAACCCTGCAAAAACTTCAGGCAGTCCGCTTTCGGTCTCGGTCTCCTCTTCCTCCCTTCGTGCAGTCCTAGATGCAGTCATCTTGGAGCCAATCGGGCGTGCGCTTAGAATCGCTGTGAGCACATCGTTGTTGAAAATCTCAGGACGATAGGCGCTATCTTCAAAGTCCATTGCGCTGAATGGCCATTTTGCCTTCTTGCTGATGCCCGTGCTCATGTACCTGTTGGGTGACTTTTCACGCAGGACTTTGCGGACCTTCTCTGGGCTTTTTGTGGGGTGACCCAGGTCACTGACGAGCTGATCGTAGGTCTGCTTTGTCTTTGCGGTAGGATCAGTGATAAGCTTGACAGAGCCGTTATCTCTGATTCTGACGTACTCTCTTATACGGCTGTCCGGACCGTACTTGTCAGGCATCAGCTGCGCCATGAAGTAGGCAAGAGCGAGGTCCCTATCTGTCATTCTGGTCAAGCCGGGAGCGGAGACCGCCTCAGCTAGGATGACTCTTCTAACGATTCCCTGAAGGGCTGACATCTGTCTTCCTGTCTTGCAGTGTAAGTATTAAGCGAAAAGGGCGACCCGTGGGCCGCCCTTTGCTCTTATCACGCCTCGCTGTCAGTACTGCAGGACGCAGTTGTCGAAGCGAATCGTGAGGGAGATGTCCATGAGACCGCTGTCGTCGGAGTAGTCGAGGTTTCCGAAGTTCGCGTCGGTGATGAAGCATCCCTTGATGTCCCAGAGCTCAACGACTGTGCCCACTGGATCGAGAAGCTTGAGCTGGAGGTCGCGCTTGTAGAAGTCAGCGTATCCTGCGCGGCCCGAGACGGACTCAGCGTGCGTGCGGATCCACTCCATCACCTGCTGCGCGCCCGACGGAGCGATTGGATCGTGGAGGTTCATGCTGATCGTGTTGAAGGTCAGACGCCCAGCGATGTAGCGCTTGGAGTTGATGAAGGGGATCATCTCCTCGGCGATGCTAAAGCTTGGGCGGTCTGTGCTCTTCACAAGAAATGCGTCGATGCCCTCGACCATGAGGACCCAGCGAAATTTGCGCTTGGCCTCAAACTTGTTTGGCAACATCTCAGTGACCGACAGGGTCTCAGCCATCTAGAAACTCCTCGACGCTTGACTTTAAGTATGCTGTAGTGGGGATTTGGATCTGACGTATCAGATCGTCGCGCCTGTGTTGGTCACAACGAAGTCAAGCGCGACGAACTCTGCGGTCCTTGTGGGCTGCAGGTAGATCTTGCCCCTGATTGTGTTGTTCTCAACGTCGGCCTGGGTGGTCGTCGTTGTGTCGATCTGGACACGGTACCTGACGACGCCTGATGCCTCCTGGACGCGCTGGAGGATGGGATTGACTCTCGCGCGGAAAGCGGCAAGAGTTGACTCCCTGTTGGGCTCGAACAGGATCGTGTTGGCGACAGCGCGAACCTGGCGCCTGATCTCAATGAGGAGGCGACGCACGTTGACTCTGTCGAGTGCGGACTCTGTGGCGAGCAGCGTCTTCTGTCCCCAGACAAGGACGCCTGTTCCCGGGAAGTCTGTGAGGGGATTGATCTTGCCATCGTAGAGCGTGTCGAGGTTGTCTCTAGAGAGATCAACAGTGATCGACTCAACAGTGGGCAGGGTGCCTCTTGTCATGCCTGCGGGTGCGAACCAGGAGTAGGCGAGCCTATCGTTCTGGCTGTATGCGCCAAGGACTGCGACAGAGGGAGGAACCTTGGCGACTAGTCCGTCGCCGCTGATCCTCATGTTGACGTCGGGGAAGTAAGCGGCAGCGAACGAGCTGTCGAGAGCGCGGCTCCTGAAATTCGTTGTCGTGTTTGTGACGCTCACATTCTGAAGGGAGGATGTCACGACAAGGTTGTCGACGTCCTTCTCCTCAATGTCCATGATGTAGAGCGCGTCGAAACGATTCTCCACTGCGCTTATTGCGTAGTCTGTGATCGAGGTGTGCCTCATGCCTGGAACTGCAAGAAGCTGAATGTCGACGTCAGACTTGTTGGTCAGCGTGTCAACCGCCTTGCGGTAGGCTGAGACAGTGGGTCCGGACGTGCCTCCCTGATTTGAGACGTCATCCATCTCTCTCTTGGCAGCCAAGTTCGTGAGAGAAGACTTCTGGGCGTCGAAGATGTTGACACCATCGAAACCGCCCTGCAGGAAGAATGTGAACTTCGCGTAGGGCCTGTTCGCAGACACCGTGAGGTCGTTGACGCTGAGCGCTCGCGTCTTGTTCGCTGCATCAACAGCAATGACGCCGTTTCTGACGTATGACGCGCTGACCCAGGACGAGATGCGGGAGTCTGCGTAGGTGTCCGATCCTGTGACGACCCTGATCCTCTCGAGAGAGAAGAAGTTGTTGTTGAACCTGTCTGAGTCGTAGACCGTTCCGTTGGCGTCAGACTCGCCCGCATTGTTGCCGACCCAGGGAGCCTGGAAGTTGACGTGGTAGTCAGCAAAGTAGCGAGCGTGACCGTTGATGGTGGGATCAGCGCTGTTGTAGAGGTTAGGCTCATCAATCGAGGTCTTTCTGTTGAACTGCACGCCCCAGGTCAGTGCTGACTTGGCAGTCTTTCTTGATCCTGCGCCAACGACAAGAGACTCTCTGAAGGGAACCGGCGGGACGAGCGCTGACGGCAGGAAAACTGCCTGGTTCTTGGCAGCAACGAAGTCAGCTCCCGTAGTATCTGACGCAAAGATCGAGGAGCCGCTTGTGACGAGGTGGTGGTGACCCCTGAATCCGAACGGCAGGGCGTAGGAGGGGATCTCCTCGTTGCGAAGAGCATTCGAAACCTCGACTCGAATGTACTTCGAGACGTTCTCGTAGTCGCCGCTCACCACGATCTTCTGTGCCCTGTTAGCGCGATCGAAGTCGAAGTAGGTGTGCCTGTCCCCAATCCTTCTTGCGACGTAGTTCTGAGAGTTGGGATCTAGTGTGAGGCCGTTGAACGGCTCAAGCACAACAGGCTGCTCGTCAGTGTCGTAGAAGTCCCTGACAAGCAGGTCAAATGTCCCAAAGACGCTGTCTGCGATAGGCTTTGAGATGTTCGCAATGGTTATCTTGATCTTCGTGGTGGGTGCCTCACCGTCATCAAGCGCAAACACCCTGAAGAGGTCTCTCGGTGGGCCGCCGATGGCCTGCGACACAACAAACGGTGAGAAAGCTGCCTTGTACCTCTCCTCAAACCCTTCAAAGTTCGGGATTGAGGTCGATCCGCTGTTGTGGCTTAGCGAAGATGAGAGAATAAAGCAAGTCTCGCTTCGAGCAGAGGCGCCTGTGTACCCAATGTTTGAGCTGCTGAGCTCGTAGGCACCTGCTGTGTGGACGCCGGTACCTGTCACAGCTGCAAGGGCTGGGTGGATGTCGTAGTGCGTGTAGAGAAGGTGCCCAGCCTTCTCGTACTGAAGTGGGTCTGTGTTTAGCGTCTTTGCGAAATAGGAGGGGCTGTCAACATCGAAGGACGCTGTGATAAAAGATCCATACTGCGTTGTGTTCTTGTGCCCGTTCAGCAGGAGGACAAAGCTTTGTCCCTCGCCGACTGTGCCCGTGATCAACCCGCGAATCGTGGTGTTGGATGCGGCTGTAGAGGGCGCGCTGCTTCCATTGAACGAGGAGGAGAGCCGCGGAACCACGCCCGATGCAGCCAGAAGAACGCCCCTGATCACGGGAATTGCATATGCTTCGGTCTGCATGCCAGCCGCAGAGAAGATTGTGCTTCCTGCTGACTCCGACATGAACGTCCCCAGGAAGTATGTCTTTCCAGGGACGCCATTTTCGTATGCGTAGGGATTTGCTCCCACAACTCCGTTGAGCTGAACCTGCCGAGATCCGCCAACGAATCCAGCATTTGTCACTCGCCCAGCGTTCACTCCCGATGATGATCTGCGCGTGCCATCACCCACACCGAGAACGCGCGTGTATGTGAGGGCAGTGGCGTTGCGGAGCCACTCTCTCGCTGCGAGCATTCCGAACCTTGTGCTGTCGACATCGCCGAATACGGTGACAAGGTCGGACAGGGACGCTACATTCACGGGCACAAAAGCGGGCCCCTTTGCAGCTGTGCCAATGACCCCAGCAGGTGTTCCAACAGGCCCAGATGCTGTCGGTCTGCTGAGATCGATCTCCCTGCTGCCGACACCAGCGCTCTTGAACGTGATCTCTGACATTGGACGTAGCTCCTACTGTGCTTCCTTGTATCTATTGATCAACCGAAGCTCACACCTGCATTCGTTACGATGAAGTCAATAGCAATGAACTCAACGGTGCGGGTCGGCACGATAACGATCCTGCCGTTGAGACGGTTTGCCTCGACATCAGTCTCAGTGTTGTTGGAGGAGTCCATGACCACCCTGAAGGACTCAATTCCCTGCTGAGCCTGGATGACAGCAAGCTGGGGCGTCACTGAGTCAACAAATCTCGCCCTGGTAGCAGGAGTGTTCTGCTCAAAGACGATCATGTTGGCTATGCCAACCACAATCCGCTTGACCTCAAGGACCATACGTCGAACGTTGAGGCGATCGAGCGCGCTTCTTGAGACCTGGAGCGTCTTCTGCCCGAAGATGACGTAGCCAACGTCGGGAAGCCGAGCAATTGGATTAATGCGGGCGACGTAGAGCGTGTCCCTATCAGCAGAGTTCAGCCTCACCTGTGTGTTAGACACTGCGGCAAGAGCGCCCCTGCTGAAGCCTGCAGGAGCGTACCATGGATAGGCGATCTTGTCGCTGAAGGCTATCGCAGAGAGCGCTGCAACAGACGCTGGGAGGACAACCCTCCTGCCCGTGAATGGATCTGTCTGCGTCACGTCTGGGAAGTACGTCGCCGTGTAGTTGTTGTCAATCGCGCGACCAGCGAACTGGTCTGCAGTTGTCTGAACATCAGGCCTGCTTCCGTCCTTCGCAAAGACGCGAACTGTGTCCTCTGTGAAGGTCGGAATGTCTGCGATGAATGCAGCCTGTCCGTACTCACGCGTCTTGTCCATCGCGTGGTCAGTGATCAGCTGGTCTCTGATTCCTGGCACTGCGAGGATGTTGATGCGGGTTGCCATTGGATCTGTTATGATCTCAATCGCCTTCCTGTAGGACGCCACGCCGTTGTTGGTGAGGCCGGTGCCAGCTGGATTTGTGATGCCAATGTCGATTGAGGAAAGCGCCTTGCCGCCGCCGTCCGCTGAGGTTGAACGATCGTTCAGCAGCGTCATGTCTGTGTCCAGAATGTTGACGCCGTCGAATCCCCCGTACAGGAAGTTTGTGAACTTGGCGTAGTTGCTGAACCGGTTGAAGTAGTTCGAGCTTGTTAGCGCAAGAACTGAGGCAAGTGTGATCCTGTTGTACCCAGCAGCCTGGGGGTCTGTGATCGTGTAGTTTGACGTGGTTGAGGCGCCGTTTCGGATGTATGCGGCACCGAGCATGTGCTCTTCTGCAGTGCCTGTAATCGCGCTTACGATGCTGGTTCCAACTGGCGCGTTGAGGAGGGCGACACGCGCAAGGGTGAACTTGTTGTTGGAGAAGGCATCTGCGCCGGATCCCGTCACAAACGTGTCAAGCTCCTTCAGACCGAGCATCTTAGAGTAGTTCTCTATGAGACCGTTGACATCAGAGCTGCCGTTTGCCTGAAGGACTCCGTCTGCGACAACGTTGGCGTCAGGTGCGGTCTCAAACTTCACGCCCCAGAACAGGTTTGCGTCGACCTGCTCATTCACTCCAATCTCACCCGTGTAGTTTCCGGCAGATGAGACTGCGCCCCGCGTGACCTTAAATCTGAACGGGATGGGAGGAAGAGCGGCGTACTCAAAGTTGGGATCGACACTCGCATTGTTCTTGACAACGCCCAGCCTTGTTCCGCCAGCAGAGCCCAGGCCTGAGAGACCGGTTGCTCCGTCAGTCAGCGAGTTGCTCGTCTTGAGAACGGGAAGACCCCTGAATCCGAAGGGCAGCGCTCCTGCAGGAACCGTCCTGTTGATCACGCCGTCGAGCAGCACGACTCGAATGTACGACGACCTGTTGGGGTACTGACCGCTGGTTATAAAGCGTCGCTCATTCTCGTTCTCTGCGTCGAAGTTGAAGTACACTCTTCTGTCGCCCACTATCCTGCCGACGTATCTGTCGCTCAAGGGATTGAGGTCACACAGTGGGAACTGCTCAACAACCTGCTGGTTGGTGTCGCTGTCGTTGAAATTTCGAACAATTACGTCAAAAGTGCCGTAGGGGTTGGCAGGATCCTCGGACTTTCTGAGATTTGCGATCGAAACCTTCACCTGCGTGTTGCCGATCGCTCCGTCGTCAAGGGCCTCAAAGTAGAAGAGATCATGCTCTACACTGCCGAAGGGCTGAGAGATGAAGTTCGTTGTCCTGGCCGTCTTGTACCTGGTGTTGAACTTGCCAAAGGCCTCTCTGAATATGAGCGACGTGTTTCCAGAGCTCATCGATGCTTGGTCGCTTCCAGAGAGAATTGCTACGCCCTGCCCAGTCGATGTGACTGTGGCGATCTCGGGCTCGACCGGGAAGTGCGCAAGAAGGAGATGCTGCTCCTTCTGGAAGGATCCTGGATCTGTGTTCAGAACGTTGTAGATGTAGTCAGTGCTTCTCGGATTGAGAGAGGCAGTGTAGATTCGAATTCCCGTCTTGCCCTCGGCAATGCCGAATCCCTGCGCTGAGGAGGAGATGACCAGCTTGAACTTGCTGGCCATGCCGTTTGTGAGCGTAGAGGCGCCAATTGCCGCTGTGTCATCAAGCGCGTTCGCTGTCGAGTAGCTCTGGTTGTGGTCGAGTACGTGGACTCTTGTCCCAGACGGAGTGAGAAGCATTCCGCGAACAAGCAGAGCTGTGTCGCTGCCGGGGGTAGCTCCGACCGTGAAAGAGTCGTTGTCGCTGAACACTGGAAATCCCAGCGTCTCGTTCGCAGTGACAATGTGCTTAGCAGCGATGAACTGCACTGCTCCCACGTGGCGCGTGTCCCCTGTTGCGCCAGCGATGTGCGAGGACGTGAGGAAGAATCCCGCATTCCTAACAGCGCCCTGCGTCTTAGTCGCGGCGATGTCAGAAGTCGTTGAGTTTCCTCCCGCGCCCAGGACGCGCACAAAGGTGAGCGCCGTCTTGTTCTTGAGGAACTCGTAGGCTGCATATGACGCAGGCCTGTCATCATCCAGTCCGCCGAAGCGATTCTGAAAGTCGGTGAAGGAACCGATCGTGACAGGAACGAATGCCGGTCCCTTCTCGGCGGTACCAACTATTCCACCTGGCGTCCCGGTTACCTCCTGGACACGCTGTGTGAGGTCGATCTCGTTCTCGAAGAAGCCCGGAGAGAGAAATGTCTGCTCGGCCATTTAATGCGCTCCCGCAGTCTTAAGGTCCTTCTAAGTATTGAGAAGGAACGCAAGTATCAGCGGCCAAACCTCTCCAGATCAACCACAAGTCTGCTGGAGGACACAGCCTCTCCTTTGCGCGGAACTCTCTTTACAACTCGGACCCGAGACCCAGTGAAAGGATCCTGAATGGTGTCAGGCACTGACGCAGTCTCCTGACCTCGATCAAGGACGTCCCTGCCGCGGTAGTCGATCTCTTTGATATCGGAGAGAGCAAACTTTGACTCATCTCCGGAGGGAACACTGTTGTCGATCGGCACTTCGAGCTCACCTGACGACTGCGTAGTCTGGAAATCGATCACAGGCGCAGAAAGAAAGCGCCTAAAGGGCGACGTCTGGCCTGGCGCGCTTGTGGCAATAATGTAGCCCATAACGTTGAGGGTCACACCGGTCTTTATCAAGCGCTCCTCATCTGAGAAGTTGTCTGTGTTGTTCTCGAGCGACGCTCCTGCCTCGAGCTCTGCGATGTAGAAGTAGCCCTTCTTGCTCTTGATCTTGTACTCTTGGCCCACACCTGTCCTGGCAGACGCAAAGATCTCAAGGAGCGTGTTCATGTGCTGCGTGTACTGTGTCCAGAATGTGACCTCGTAGGAGGCGGAGAAGAAAATTGGATAGGGCATAGTGACAATCTCGTGGATGTTGTCGCCCAATCTGGAGAGCAGCGGCTGATCGTTCTCGAGGTCCGTGTACGAGAGGTTGTCGCCATTTCTACGGGAGGCAATTGTTCCCGGCTGTGATTGGCTTCCAGGAGCAACGTCGCTCAAGGCAAAATTTGAGCGGGATGCGAGGTCATCAGAGTTCCTGTAACGCATCTTGTTGAGGAGACGCTGGTAGTCTCTGTCCTCCTTCGCAAGGCGACGGGTCAACACAAAGTCGCTCACACCGCGGTGCGTGATGCCCGGCATTATCGTTGGAGTGCCGATGTTGATTGACTTTCTGCCCACAGATATGAGCGGCAGTATGATCGTGTTGTTGTTGTCTCTAAACGGAATGAGGCGCTTGACGTGCGCGAACCTCTCTCCCGTGGCGAAGATGACAGGCACCTTGACGACAGCCTCAGTTGCACCCCTTGCTGGCTGAGTCAGCTTTCCCTGCTTGCCCCTTTGCGAGACTTGAAAGGGAATCTGCTCATTGAAGAGGTCGTAAACGGCGCGATCCACATCCTCAATGCCCGCTGGCGGGATGTAGAAGTCAGCGACATTGTCTCCCTCCCTGCCGGTGGGAACCTTCTGGTAGTCAACAAATCCATCGTAGCGGTCTGTGTCGCTCGCCATGTGCTAGGTCTCGTCGTAAAAGGATGCGTCTTCGATGCTCTCTCCGCCATCTGCCTTGACTTTAGCAGGACCCGAGATGGGCGGATCAAGGACGCCTCTGCGCACAAGATCACGCACGTCTCCTGTTCCTCCCTCATCATTCCTGTCAAACCCGCGCTGCTGGTAGAAGTCACCCTGAATTGCGTCAGCGTCTGTGTGCTCTTCTGAGGTGGGGCCAAAGACCTTTGAGACAAAGTTGCTCTGTCTAGACTGCACACCTGTGATCTTCCATCCGTCAACGTGCTCAACCTGCCCAAAGAGATTCCGCATGTTGAAGAGAGACGTGACCTCAAAGAAGACGTCACCGTACGTAAAGAAGTCACCAATGTTGAGGTTGATGCCCCTCTGGATCATGTCTCGTCCCTGGACGTAAGCCTCAATCTTGTAGAAATCTTCAGTTCCAAAGTTGTTTGTCCGCACTTCAGGTGACATCCACTTAACTCGACAGTCGATGACGACCGGCATCTCAAAGATCTTGTCAGGCGCCTCTGCGTAGATGTCGTGGACCTTGGACTTGATCAGAGAAATGTTGTAGTAGTAGATCTTCTGGCCGATGACGTCCTTGATGACCTCCTTCGTGATGTCGTTCACGAAGTCAATCTCACGCTTTGTTATAAAGAGGCGTGCCATTTCAGCCCATCGTTATGATCTTCCCGCCGGGGACGGGAATGGTCTTGAGGTGCTTCATGATGTTCTCAGCCTTGAGAGCCTGCAGCTCAGCGATCTTGTCGTACGTCAGCGTCTCAAGCATCTCCTTCAGCTTGTCACGCAGCTCCTTCTTGTCCTCCCTTCCCCTGCTGACCAGGTCAGACCCGTTCAGCTGGAGGTCCGCGTCGGGTATCGGCACTGAGGAGAACTTGGATCTGATGTTGCCGAGCAGCTCAGTGGCAAGCGCGAGTGCGTACTGCCTTATCCACTGTCTGCCGATTGAGTTGACCCTGCTGTATGTCAGGTTCCCGAACGGTATGTTGGAGAGGTTGGAGACACCGTAGATTGTTGGATCGGGTCGAGCCGGCACGAGGGGATCCATCCTGAAACGGACTCTGAGGAACAGGTTCTTAGGAAGTCCTATAGATGGAGTTGGGAATATTCGCAGCTTGGTTCCCATCAGCTGGTAGCTGTAGTTGGATCTTCGCACCCTGTTCGACACGTCGAGCATTCCCGCCCTGAGGATGTCCTCAAAGACGGGCAGGACGTAGAAGATCGTCTCTGGCGTGAAGGACTCAAAGCTGAACTCGTTGTTCAGGTAGTTGATCGCTGACGAGGTGTCGAAGAACCTGTACGCAGCCTGGGGTGAGAAGTGGAGGACCTCAATGATCCTCATCTTTCCTTTGCCCGGACCGTCTGGGTTAGCAGCTGAGTCAACAATGAGATTGCCTGCGCCGTCCTTGAGCTCAGTGTAGATGTCGTAGTCCTGACGCCCCTCCTCAAGCTCTATTGATCCGCTGAGGGAGTTGTAGGAGCCTCCCACTGCAGCCTCGGTGGCATAGGGCTCCGCGAACCTCGCGAGGAACTCTAGGGACTCCCTCGGGTACTTCTCCTCAGACCCAGTCATTGAACCTGTGGCAGTCCCTAGGAAAGTGCCAATCTGCGACTTCGCCTGGTACTGGTTGATGATGGAGCTGTACTCAAGCGCGGCCTCCTCAAAGCAGGCCCAGATCTGCTTCTTGGTCAGCTCAACAGAGAGGATGTCGTCGCCAAGCTTGCGCTTGACGAACGTCACCATTGAGTCAGCCTCGGTCTGGAAAGCAGCGTCAGTGTCGAATGCGCCGAATGGCGTCGGATTCAGCGTTGTTGAAAAGGTCGCCATTCCTATCTCCCGTGCTTCCTTGCCTGAATGAGCCGCTCTTGACCCATTGCCTCATCCCGATCTGCGTGCCGTCCAAGAAGCCGTCTGCGTCCCGTCTTTGGATCCTTGCGTGCCGCATAGAGGCACACCTGCTGGTCAGAAAGTGGGCGCTTAGGGTCGATGTCGCCCTTCAAGCAGCGCCTGATGATTTCTCTGAGCTCGCTCTCAGTAAGATGCATGACAACGTAGGTAGGAGCGAGCTGTGATATTCCCGGACCCACACGTCCTCAGAGAGAATGTGCCGGAGGGCGCGAGGATTGTTTGCACCTCAGGCGGATTCGATCCGCTGCACGTTGGACACCTCAGGTGCATCCTTGAGACTGCGAGGATCGCAAGGGAGTCGAATGCCCTTTGCGTCATCATTGTGAACGGTGACGGATTTCTAGAGCGCAAGAAGGGGCGTGCGTTTATGCCTGAGTTTGAGCGTCTAGAGATCATCGCAGGAATAAGGGGCGTCGACCACGTCGTCTCATGGGACGACGGCTCACAGTTCGTGACGGGATGCATAGACATCCTGAAGCCCATCGCTTTCACAAAGGGTGGAGACAGGACCTGCGCCGGCAACGTGCCAGAGTTCGAACTCTGCGGTCGGATCGGGTGCGAGGTGATCTTCAACGTCGGCGGCGGAAAGATCCAGAGCAGCAGCGACCTCATCGCAGGAGCGACGCAGAAACAGTGAGGGCGGCCACTTGGGCCGCCCTCATCACGCCATCAGAAGAGACTCACGGCTTCTTCTTGAAGGGATTCCTTCCTGCAGGCTTGGCGTCTGCAGGAGCCTCGTCAGCGGCAGCTAGCGCCTCATCAGGGCTAGATGTCACTGCGTCCGTGATCTGATCGTTGACAGCTGCGGGAGCAGCTGCAACAGCTGGTGCTTCTGAAGGGGCTGCATTCAGCTTCCTGAGAGAAGACTCAATGCCCGCACGCTCTGTCTCTGTCAAAGGCCTGAAACCCATCATGTCCTCCTAGACATCAAATCCTACTAGGCGGGGAGCGACTCAGCGAGCGAGATGGAGCCTGAGCCGGCAGTGATGCAGAAGCGGCGGCCGTCAGACACGAGAACGACAGAGGTGCCCGACGTGGCAGCAAAGGTAAGCTTGCTTCCCACGCCGCCGGGCGTCCCACCAGGCTGGCCCACGAACACTGCAGTGCCGACGGCCTCAGCTGATCCTGTGAGGTAGTGAGCAGAGGAAGAGGCGCTACGGAACACGAAGGTGCCACCTGGGTGAGCAGAGGCGAGGGGCATGACGACAGGGGTCGTGGTGCCAGCGATCGTGTAGACACCGGGTGAGGTCACAGTGGCTGACGCTGCGATCGCCTGCACGGGTGAGTAGGGAAGAGAGCCGAGCGAGAGGCTGTCTGTCTCGAGGTTGACGCCGGCGCCTGCCTCCTGAACGAGGCCCTTGGCTGCTGTGTACGTGATCTTGGGCATGACTTTCTCGGGTCCCATGCTTCCAGGCTGCCGGGGACTTCAGCGTAAGGGCCTGGGCTTAGCCCTACATATGGGCTCAGGTGAAGTCCTTGCCCAGCCTCGCAGTCATGTCACGCTTGACAGCGTCGCGCACTTTTTGACTGTAGCCCACCCGCCGGCGCGTGCCGTCGCGCCTCAGAACCTCTCCAACAAGCGGAATGGGAATTCCAACCTTGTCGCAGTATCGTTTGATCCTGCGTCCAACGCGTCGCTGCCCGCTTAGGCTGGTTGGCCATCCAAGGTTGGCTGCGATCTGCGCGTATGTGAGTCCTGTCTTGCGCATGTTGAAAATGCGCATGTCCTCGCTCTCACGCGTCTTTCTCTTGGGACGCTTGAGATAGGGCGTCGGGTTGAATCCTGACTTTAGCAGAGCGCGATAGAGGCGCTGGGGCGCGACCTTGAGTCGAGTGGCGACGCTGCTGAGCGTCTCGCCGGACGTGATGCGTTTTTTCGCATCCTGCATCTCGCGCACCGTCCACCAGTGTCGCTTCTCCCTGCCGCCCAACCCCTTGTGGTGAAACTGGGAGAGAAGGGCACCCCTGCTTATTCCCAGCTCAGCAGCGAGGTCACCGGGATCCTCGCCAGAGATGTACCTCTCGTGGAGGGGCGCAATTGTCTCAAGCGTGTGCGCAAAGACTGACCTATTCCGAGCCATCACGCCTCCGAGAAGAGCACACGAAACGTTGGGCTGTCCCACTTGATTGGGACGATCGCGCCCTCAGCAAGCACTGCCTCCTGGCCGAGGTGGTCCCGCACCTTGACTGCGGGCGTGCCCGCTGGTATGACCGCTCGGGCCGGGTGGCCATCTCGTGTCCTGCCCATGAGGGGTATG